AAAATCTCCTTCTTTCGGTAAATGACCGAAGTTTAATCAACAATTGGTCTGCATAAACTATTGCAGACTTAAAAAATCCACCGCTAAAAAATCCACCGCCAAAAAACGAATCAAACATTATGCATCTACAGCGCTGTCAAATTCAGGCTTTTGCTTGATGATGGAGTATAAAGCAGCGCGGTCTGCACCGGCTACGTATTCGTCACCAGCAATCTGCACTTTGCCTGCGCTCAAAGGTTGTTTGCCAGCATCACGGGCTTCCTTGGATGCGTAGCCGTAAAAAGTGACTTCTGTGCCTTTGCCTTTAAAGTCTTCTTGTATTGCACCGATGTTCCAGTATGTTGCTGGGATTCCGAATTCAGTGTCAATTGATTTGATGAGTGCCATGATTTTACTTTAAAACATTAAAAACATATTGCCGGTGGATGTTGCAATTGGCGTGTAGGTAATTATGATGATGCCATTAGCCCCCAGACCGCCAGTAGAAATTGTGGAAGATGCACCGCCGCCGCCGCCACCACCATAAAGACCACCAGCGCCGCCTACAGTAGTTCCTGCACCGTCACCAGCGCCGCCCCCACCACCGCCTGAGTAAACCGAAGTTCCTGCTCCGCCTGCATTACCTGATGTAGATGCCGCGCCACCCGTACCGCCAGCGCCAGCGCCTGTTCCCGCCGTTCCACCTGTTGCAGATGTACCAGAACCAGCCGTGCCACCATTGCCGCCGCCGCCGCCTCGACCTATTGTTGGATTGGTTGTGCTATTTGCGCCACCTACCGCGCCAGCACCGTTAGGGCCTCCAGCACCACCGCCACCGCCGCCTGCGGCAGTAGCAGCAGACCTTCCGTTCCCGCCCTTTGCTCCGACGTTTTGAATAGTGGTGTAAGAAACTCCTGCTATTAAAGAATAACCGCCAGCACCGGCATTAACACCTCCAGCACCGCCAATAATTCCAAAAGTATTAGCTCCATTGTACCCAGCAATTAAAACGCCGTATACGGGATTCCCATCCCCATCGTAAACAGTAATACCGTTCCAAAGGCCACCACCTAGATAATTTGTATCAGTTACATATCCAGCCGCAATGGAGGCTTTTAGAGGAACATTAGTAGCTTTTACGTAGCCACCGCCGCCACCGCCACCGCCAGACTCTGTTGCACTTCCCGCCGCACCATTGCCGCCAGAACCATAGCACTCAATCGTATTAGCGGCATCATTCCAATCCGCTGGAAGATCCCATGTACCTGAGCCAGTTAACGTTACCGTTGCCATATTAAGCCTCTTGCGACACAGCTACTGCGTCCCAACGAGAATCGGCGGCGTTATATATGCAACCGATATATACCAGCTTGGAAGCAACAGTGGTTGTAGGCAGCGTTACACCAACAACACGGAATGAGTTAGTGGAGCCTGTTGTCCAAGTCAAGGCACGGGCAGTGCCGTTGTCCTTGAACCTGAACATCATTCGTTGGCCGTCAGCAGGAGAGGCATTTGCATCGGCACTGATTGTCAGAGCATTAGCCAATGCGGTAATGGCGTATTCGTCAAAAGATGTGCTATTCCAGGCCAAGGGTGATGTGACGTTGGCTGCGCTGCTTACCTTGGGTTTAATGCTAGTTGAAACAGTAACGCGCCCTGCGCCTTTTGGAACTAATGCTAAATCAACATCTGTATCAGAACCTTGTGCAGATACGGTTACTGTTTTAGTTACGGTAGTTCCACCCGTCACCTGCACATAGTCAACAGCGGAGGCTGTGTGGAAAACAAGAAATTGATTAGTTCCAGAACTAGAGCCAATGGTTGCAGAAGTATTAAATAAAATACTGTTAGCGCTGTTATATATTGCACAAACACCACTAGAAGCATCCAAAAAAATGCGCGAACTTCTAGTAGCCGTTCCCGTGTCTCGCAACAACGTCAAACCAGCATTAGCCGCTGATGCAGCAATGTTCACCGTTGTCGCGGTAACAGTCGTAAAACTACCTGCCGCTGCTGTTGTGCCACCAATAGCTGGTGGGCTTGCAAGATATGTGCTAAACCCTGTACCGCTGACCGTAGATGATGCGCTGAGTGTGGTAAATGCGCCAGCCGCCGCTGCGGTACCTCCGATCGCTGGAGGGCTTGCCAAGTACGTGGAAAAGCCTGTGCCACTGACCGTGGACGATGCGCTGAGGGTGGTGAACGCGCCTGTATTTGCCGCCGTAGAACCAATAGCCGGTGGGCTAGACAGATCAAGCGTACCGCCAAGGGTAAGGCTTCCTGAGCTAGTTACCGTGCCAGACAAACTGATACCGCTTACCGTACCCGTGCCAGCAACAGAAGTAACTGATCCAGAGCCTTTGCCGTTAAACGTACTCCAATCCGTGCTAGTCAAATAACCGTTAACTAATGCAGTAGCCGCCGCCATGCTGATAGCTGGAGTTGTGCCACCGCTAGATACAACGGGCGCAGTTCCTGTAACACTTGTGACAATCCCTGAGACACCAGAAATTGAGCCACCCGTAATTGCTACAGCATTGGCATCCTGACCAGCCATAGTCCCCACACCAGACAACGTATGGTCTGCGTTCCAAGCCGTAGCACCAGTAGCGCTAAACGTGCCGTCCGCAGGGGTTGAATGTGTAACTACAACGGTCATGCTAGGAATTTAAGTTTGTACAGAGTACGTAGGTAAATTTCAATGATGTTGTCAATCAGTTGCTGCAATGACATATCAGTCTTGTCAACCACTTCATACCGCGCAGCTTCAATTTGAGCCAATGAATCTTCTAAGAATTCAATGACGTTAGAAGTCTTTTTGGCTGAATGCAAGGTAATCGGGCCAATCAGACCGTGGCGACCTTGGTAAGACTCAGCAAAATCATCGGCAGCGTCAATGATTCGATCATAAAAGATGTTCAAAGCAACGTGTTTTGCATAACTACGGGTGTTTAAATGCACCGAGTGCGTCACATCACGCGCCAAGAACAACAATCCTAAAAAGTCACAGGCTTTCATGTTGGCATTCCTTGAGGCATCTCGCCCATATTTTCTTGCATTGCATCACGACCTGGCATTTCGCCAACCAAGTCACCAGAAGTAATCATGCCATGCACCGTACCCATAACTATGTCTTGGATTTGCTCCGGTGACATACTAGCTTGCACGGCAGAGATGCGTTGCGTTTCGGCTTGATAAGCCTTAATTTCAGCTTCGTAGTCTTTGCGTTTCATGTCCTGTGCTTCCATAGACCTAGACACATTCTGAAGCATTGCACTCATCTGCTCCATTTCCGCGCCCATAGCTTGCATTTGTTGTTGTGCAGCAGCCAAGGCGGGATTGTCTTCACCGTCATACATAAGTTTGGGGTCAATGGTCTTAGCAAAACGCTTAGACATTTCTTGTGCGCCAGGCCAGTCCATGTTTTTGACAAACAAATCACCAGCTACAGACCACAATTGCGGATTGCCTTGCAATAGTTGGGCCATTGCCTCCAGAGCCTCTTGGCGCTTGGTTGCGTAGCCTGGGCCTGTCGTAGCCACCACATCGTATTTACCAACGCCAGGGTTGTAAATCTTCTCAATCACAATACCCTGCTGGTCAACGATCTTGTTAACAGGCATTGGCTGGTCAGGGTTAATCTTGACCATCTTTGTCTCACCGTCTTCACCAATGATTCGAGCAATACGTTGTGTATCGTAAATCTTGGGAATCATGTCAATCAACTGGCGTGCAATGTGCCGTACACCGCGAGCCAAGTTGTCACCATAGTGGTAAGTCCCAACATCGCCTTCACGTTGACGCGCAAGAATTGCCCTTCCTGAACGCTCATTGCTTCCCATGCCCAAAGATGCGTTGTATTGACCAGTAGTGGATTTAATGTCTTCAGCAGCCCCCGATTTGGCCTGTAATAGACCACTAGAGGCCATTGGCGGTTGTGCACGCTGGGGTAGTGGCAGGATAGAGCCTTGACCGTCTGTAACGTCAGGGTTTACTTCCAAATAAGGCCAGTTTTGGGTGTTAGCCGTTTTCCACTTGTCTTCATAGCCTTCAAACTGACCGCCATAACCGATAAAAGGCGCTTTGGGGGCCAAGGCAAGCATCTCAGCTTCTTGAGATACCCAGTAGTTGTACATCCGCTGTGCATCCTTGGCGTTACGCACCAAGCCAGACACGTAAATACGACCGTCTACCTCAAATTCATTGCCAACAATGCGAACAACGGGTATCCATTTACCCACCCACTCGCGCTGTTCAAGGATTTCATAGCCGTTAATCTTGCAGTACCGGACTTTTGGGCGGTCAGACTCGCGTGACTTCAAGGGTTTGCCGTAAAAAGCCTTTAATTGCTTATCTTCAGGCGTTCCAGCAAAGGCCGTAGCATTGCCAGGGTACAAATTCAGCGTTGCGCGGTCATAGTCTATGTAGTAGTAGTCGGCAATGCGGATTGTGTCCTCATTTAACCAGTTACTAATGGACTGGTCGCCCACACCCAACGACTGTAATGTTGTGATAGGGGCCGAATCGGGGTAAAGACGCTCATATTCGGCTTTAGTCAGGTCTTCCGTAACAAAACAATACTGGGCATCTGAGCCGGTAGGGTCTTGTATGGTTGGATCCATGTAAACCGAGAACGAATTGCGAATCCTGCCAATCTTAATGTCTTGGTCAAAGGTATCGTCGTCGCAATACTCAGTCAGAAGGCGTATGTAGCCCTCCCCGTAAGCCACTTGGTTCTCGCAGGCCGTATCATAGGCCACATCTGCGTCAGAAATGTATTCAATGTGCCGAATCATGCCGTTGAGAATGTTGGCAATTTCAATGTCGGCGTTGTCATCAACAGGGATAACCTTTGCACCTGGTCGATTCTGGCGCTGGTCGTTGGTAACTTGGCGAACGTGCTGCGGCAGCTTGTTAATCGTCAGGCATGGACGCGCATTAATGGTCTGACCCTGTACCGCACCACGGGTAGCCAGCACATCGGCAGGCCATTGCCATTGGTTGTCTGGTGAACCAGCGTAAAACTTCAGGTCGTCATTTTCATCAGAGCGGGAATCTGAAAGCGCCGACATAGCCATGTCAAGGCGTGAACGGGCGGTGGCAAGAATATCCGAATCGCTGTTCTTTGCTTTGCCGCCATTAGCAACATTACCTACAGCAGCCATGCCCGTTTGATCGACCATTATTTTTTACCTTTAGGTGCTGAGTTAGATTTTTTGCTTGCAGATTCTCTTTGCATGGAGTAAGCTATAGCAACAGCCTGATTTATTGGTTTTGTTTTGGCCTCAGCGGACACATTTTTTCTAAACGCTTCTTTGGAGGTACTTTTAATGAGTGGCATACAACGTTCCCGTGTTCGGCATGAAAAAATTTGCATTCATTGTAAAACAACATTTAATGTACCCGATTACCGAAAAAACACTGCCTTGTTTTGTAGCAGGTCTTGCATGGCGCTTCATTCTAGAGTGCAAATAGAAACCAATTGTGCTGAATGTGGTTCTAAGTTTACACACATTTCAAGCAGGGTCAACAAGGCAAAGTATTGTAGCCCCAATTGCTATCACAAAGCAATGAGCAAAAAAGGCAAAACTCAATATCATTGCCTGCATTGTGGTATTGGATTTTTGGGTGCTTTGTCGCAAAATCGAAAATATTGTTCCAAACAATGCGTAGGAAAATCTGCAAAAGAAACGTTTGACCCAGTTTTTACAACCGTTAGAAAAGCTATGCTAAGAAGAAATTTGATTTTGAAATGCAATCAATGCGGATATGACACAGAGCCTAAAATTCTTGGTGTACATCATAAAGACCGCAATCGTAAAAACAATGATTTAAGCAATCTTGAGGTTTTATGCCCTAATTGCCATTCATTGG